GTAGCACCGAGCCAGAAAGGCTGCGGCAGCTGTCCGGCGTTGCGCACCATATTGCCAAGCACGGCAAACTCGTATGTTTTCGCGAGGCCACGAAAACGTGCGCAGACCATTTTCGTGATATCACGAAATTGCTCTTGTGCGGCGTACATTTTGTTGGTGTCAACAAAATGCTCGTATGCAGTGCTACTCATGGTTTTACTCCTTATCTGCCCGCTTTTCGATGCACTCGCCATATTTGTCAAGAAGGCAATCTTTGCAAAACTCTCGATTGTCGCCTTTCAGGTTGCACACCTTTTTACGCTTGCGGGCTTGATTCATAGCGTTTGCAGAAGCGGCAATAATCCCACACATAGGTACAATCATATAATCCTCCTTACTGCTTTTGCAGCGCCGCTTTCATGCGGTCAAAGAAAAACTGGATAATGATGCCGATAGTCTCATCGGTGATGGCCCAGCTGATAAGCCTGCCCCACTTGCTGGCGCTGAGGGCCGTGCGGAGCATCTGCGCCACCCACGCCTTACGTTCTGCGCCTCTCTTGGTGCCCTGAATCTCCTGCTCTGCCCTTGCAATGAGGTCGAGCACAGTGCCCTTGACAGCGGCACCATAGCCCAGCCGGATGCAGCCCAGTGCATAGAACGCAAGGCCGCCCAGCATGAGCACGAGGGCCACAGGTGCGGGAAGTGCGGTCAAAAGGTTACGAATCGCTTCCATGATTGGTAACTCCTTTCAAAAGATAGTTGTCGATGTCGGTGCGGCTCTTCTGCATCCCCTCGCGATTGTTGCCGGACAGCTGCGCATCCAGAAGGTTGCGCACCCCGTCGAGGGTCAGACGGCTCACCTCGTCAATTTCTTCAAAGCGGCGCAGATCTCGGGCAAGGGCCTGCGTGTGTTGGAGCTGGCCCTGCTCTAAGGTGCCGATGCGCTTGTCCATCTCATCCAGCCGCTTGTTCTGCACGTTGTCCGGTTCCTGCGCCTTTTTGATGTACTTGTGAATGATTTCCAGCACCTTGTCAATGGTGATGGCTGCAGCACACAGGCTACCCAGGATGCCAAGCACCCACAGCAAAGCTTCTTTTTCGGTCATTTGTCCTCCCGGAGACGGGTCAGACCCTTCTTGCGGATGATTTTCGGGTAGTTGACGGTGGTCACGTTTAGGTCAACGTTGCCGGAGATGCCCGGCACGCGGCCTTTGCTGGTGTGCTGGTGGGCATTGTACTTGAAATCCACATTCGGGGCCTTGCCGGTGTAGTCCGCAAGCCATACGTCATAAGGATGCAGAGCCGCACCGCCCACAAAGAGATGTGCCTTTGCGAAGCTGGTGTAGGTGTAGAGCTGGGCATAGAAGCCCATCTGCTCCACCTCGTGCAGAGCATAGGCGGTCAGGTCGGTCAGGTCTTGCTTGTCCAGACTGACGAGCTTGTTGTCCTCCACGTCCACAGCCACAGGCAGGGTCAGCTCCTTTCCGTAGACTGCTTGACGCAGCAGGGAGAGTTCTGCGTTGACCATGTCCTTGTTGGTGGCGTAGGTGTAGTAGTACACGCCCACGTCCAGCCCCGCCGCTTTGGCGTTGCGGTAGTTTGCTTCAAAGGCCGGGTCGATGTACAGGCCGTCTGCCCGCTTGGAGAACTTTTTGTTGGTGGACACCGTCTTGAGCATGGCTCCCTTGTAACCCGCCACCGCCACCTGTGCCCAATCGATGGTGCCCTGATACCGGCTCACGTCAATGTATCGATAGGGTGGCTCACCTGCCCACCCGGTCACGGTGTCCACAGTGGGCACGTCCGGTGCAGGGGCAGGTTTTTCCTTGTCGGCGCTGTCACCGGCAGCGTGGGAGAGAGCAGAGAAGATATCCCGCAGGAAGTCAAGAATTACTTTCCACCTCATAAAATCCCTCCTCCGTCAGCTTTTTCATCACAGCATCCTTGTACCGGTCAGGCACGTTGTCGATGGTAAAAGCGCCGTCAAAACGGTGCAGTTTGATTTGGGTCACATAGAACAAAACCATAACATCCTCCTTATTGTGCGGCCAGCAGGTCGAGCATAGCCGCTTCCAGAGCAGCAAGGCGCTCTTCTGCGGTGGGCAGCTGTGCCTTTTCCTCTGCTTCCTTGCGGGCCTTTTCCTGTGCAGCCAGCTCTTCGGCGGTGTACAGCACATACCGCTGTACCTCCACCTCTTCGTCGTAGGCTTCCTGTGCTTCCACGCCGGGCACGTCCACCACCTTGCGGACATCACGGCCTTTTTCGCGACCATCTGCGTCATAATAGATTGCAGGGGTTCCGTCCGGCAAGGTTTCGGTCTCGTAGTGGCTGACCTCTTCCACGCCTTCCACAGCATCGTGATGGACGGTCTGGGTCTCCTGCTTGAGGTAGCCTTTCGTCAGGTCGGGGGCTTCGATGGGGTTGCCGTTGCTGTCGATAATTTTCATAAGGTCTCCTTTCAGGCGACACGCCGCCAGATGTACACGGAGTAGTAGGGAGGAATATTGTTATGAGGTGAATTAGACCCAAAAGACATTCTTATTTGCCGAGCACAATCCGATTCGTCTGTTTTATTGTTCGGTTGGAACCCCCCGATAGATATTTGACCAAGACTAAATACACCATGTGCTCCAGTTACAATACCCTGATTATTTCCGTTTGATTGAAAATCAAAATCACCAGTTATATTCGGTAATTCGCCTTCTGTTAGTGTATGTTCGGCTTCGCCCCCCGTACTCCCTGCGGGGTAGGTATCGCTTGCACCCATGATAAATTTTCCCTCAATTCGCTCCCATGTGCCGCCGTAAATCTCGGCCGGGCTGGTTGCGTTTTCGCTGATGTACAGACTGCCCACGGGGTGGTCTCGCTCGACTACCGCCGCAAGGACTTGCTGATAGATAGCATAGGCATCAGGGCCAATGCCGTTTTTGAGTTCTCCTAGTGCCATTGTTTCTCCTTTCAGTCGGTACGAAGCCAAGTGTAAGTAAAGTATGCCGGGGGTTGGACGGTGGTGGAAGCGCCGTAAATGGAGTTGGAAGCAGATGCGTTAAAAAACACTACATCGCTTTTGTATGCATTACCGGTTTCTGTCATTGAATTATTTATATTGTTAGAAGTTTGAATTGAATGTGCAAATAGCTTACCATCCACGCCTGTAATCGAACCGCCCGCAAACTTGTTTCCAGACATGTGGGGTCTTGCCTCAAAAGAGCCCTTGATATTCGGCAGTCCAGCCTCTACCGTTGTACCAGCCAGGTGCGTATCACTTGCGCCCATTAACACCCTATCTTGCGCAATCTTTTCCCACGTGCCGCCGCCAAAAGTCACAGCCGGGTTTTCCGGGCTGATGGTCTGATAGATACTACCCACAGGATGTGCCGCAAGCAGGAAGTTGGAATAGATGGAGCCGTCACCATAGAACTGGCCACCATACTTGATGGGATACCACCGGGCGGAAATTTCCGCAGTCGGAATGTTGTGTGCACGGATACGGATAGCTCCGGTTCGAGTTTCGGGGTTTACAAGCATAGCTTTACCGGCTACGTCTGCACTTGCAGGGTCAATGCTGACAGATACCACAGTCGTGGACGTAACATCTGCTGTAATGTCAATGTAATGCGGATACTCTGCAACTTCTGTGTCTGTTTGCCATCCCGTGATCGGAATAGAAAGGTCATGTGGAACGACGGAGTCTGCTTTGCCTGCCAGAGCATCACCGGTAGCCTTTGCGTCCGCAGGGGCATTTTCGATGCTCAGGGTTTTATCGGTACTCACGATCGCCGATGCACGGTTTGCAGCCTCTTCTGCGGCCTGCTGATTCTTGGCCGCTTTTTTCTGGCTCGCATCTGCCTGCGTTGCAGACGTGGAGGCCTCGCTGGCTTTTGTTCCAGCGGAGGATGCAGAAGCAGCAGCGTCCTCTTTGCTCTTTTCTGCGGCCTGTTCAGATGCTTTTGCTTCGGTAGCAGCGGTCTGAGCCGCCTCGGTGGAGCTTGCCACCTCCTGCAAAGCGCCAGCCTTAGCGTTGCCGATGTCAGTCAGTGCAGCGTCTTTTGTCTGGGTGATGGCCGTGGTGGCCGTAGTCTGGGCGTTCTGCACCTCCTGCACCGCGTCGGTTTTAGTCTGCTCGATGCCTGCCACGGTCTGCTCGGCTTTGTCCGCACTGGCTTTGGCGTTGGCGGCATGGCCTTGAGCCTCGTCGGCAAATTGCTTGCAGTACTCAAAGCCTTGGCCGAGGCCGTAGCGGACCTCAACGCCTTTTTTGGCGTTATAAATGCGCTTCAAAGCCTCATCAAAGTTGAGTGTAATCATAAGCTAATCACTCCTGTCGGTGTGTCGTAGATGGTATCAGTTTCAAAATCAAAGGTATCCCACAACCAGTCCGCGCCCGCGTCAGCGGTAATGTTGCGCTTGTAGGGGTTGCAGGTGCCCTCGATGCTGAAGGTGATCTCCGTGCGACCGCGCTCCACCACGTCCACCCGCCACAGGCCCAGCCAGTACCATGTGCTGTCCTCATCAAAGATGCAGCGCAGCCACTGGCCCTGCAGGGCGTTTTCGAGGGCGCTCTGGATGGTGCTCCACTGGCTCTTTTTGGCTTTGCACAGCAGCTCCATCTTGATGGTGCGCTGCTTGTAGTGCACTTCCCCATCCAAAGCCCTGGACAGGTCTAGGATAAAGTCAGAGCCCGGGACATTGACAAGCATCGTCTCTGGCTCTGCACCGGATATCATAGGGCTGCCCACCTTCAGATAAAGGCCAAGGTCTTTGAGGGTATGGACACTTCCGATCTGTGCACCCATCAGCATTTAAGCTCACCCCCGCTTCTTTTGGCAGCCAGTTGCTCCGAAGTCAACGGGTCATAGACCAGACGTTCCCCATCCCAGACATAGTCTGCACCGCCATTGGTGTTATCCGGGAAGTCATCAAAAACGACCGTGTTGGGCAACAGCTCTTTTGGCATATACTGAGCGTTGACCCAGTACCCATCATAAAGTCTGCCATCATCCGGGCAGATGCGACTGACCCACTTCATCGTAAGATTATCGACTGTCATCTTGACACCTCACATAAAAGCATACAGACCTGTCGGGACGCACACAGTGGACTCTTCCACCCAGTCATCTGTGATACGGCCTACATCGCTCTGGTCAGAAGTAAAGTCTGGCGCAAAGTCTATCACGCTGGCACCACTGCCGCTACTGCTGGCCACGATGTGATAGCTAAGCCTGCGCCGGTACCCCTTGTAAAAGCGAATTCTCGTTTTTGAGCACCTTACATTTCGACGATGCAGTGTATCCCACGGAAACATAATACACATAAGAGCGTCATTTGTCGGTAGGATAATGGAAGAAGAGCCAACGCGGTTCGTGGTAGTGGTGGCAGTACCAAAGCCAAGAAAGCCATAGCTGGTTTTTGTAACATAGCTATCGTATGTCAGCATGACATAGCTTGCGCCGCCTGCATCGATGGAATAATCCACATAGTCTCCAGAGACACTAAGAGATTGTGCCGTCCACGATGTCAAAAGCATATCCCTTACACCGTAAAACGTGATTTTCCCGCTGTTGATAGTACAGCTGCCGTTGCCGTCTGTGATGGAAATGCTATCCGACTTGATGTTGACCATGCTGGAACCAGAAAGCACTTTTATGCCGTCGTTGGTGATCTGCACCCTTTTGTTGGGCAGCTGGTCATGCCGGACGATAAGGCCGTTTTCCGGGGTAAACTCCAAAAAGTTGGTAGCCGTTTTGGCTGCTTCACCAGCTTTTTTGTCCACCTCGTCCACTCTTTTGTCGTTAGACTTCTGGTACTTGAAAAGCTGGTTAAGGGTGCTCTGCTGATATTTTTCAGCGGATGCCGTATCCTCATCCAGTAGGTTGGTGCGGCCCAGGTTTGCCACCTGCCGGTCGGTCAAAGTCTGCCGGGTCATGCCGAAGGTATACTCCTTTTTGTCCGGCTGATCCAGCGGTTCCACCAGCTTTGTGCACAGCATGATGACATCGATGCTATGGGGCTTGCTGATAATGTGGGCATAGCTGGCAAAAGTCAGCCTGTCCTTGTCATAGCCCGCATCTCGCAGGTCCACAGCCTTGACGGTGTAGCTCGTCACCATCAAGCTGTTTTTCTGAAGATCCTGCACGCCTGCAGCAAAGGTGTCGTTGTCGCTGTCGGTGTCATACTCGCCCAGGGCTGACACGATGCCAAACTTCTGGGCCGCTGCATCATTCTGGATCCATCCGCAGTCGCCGTCACTGCTGTCCAGCCGGTACGAATACCCTTTTGGCAGATACTGATTGACGGTCGACGCGTCCGTTCCAGAAATGCCATAGCGCTCTTCATGGCTTTCTGTGTACTTTTCACCCCACCACAAAAATTTCCACTTCCACTTTGTCTCCTCGACCGTGTGCTTGCTTCCCATGGGATACACACGGGTAAAAAGACTGTTGGTATCGGTTTTTTCTGTGAAATCCAGCAGGTTCACGCCATACTCAATGGTTTGGTTGACCAAACGGTCGGCTTCAAAGGCCTGATCGCAATAGTTGAGCACGTTGTTTCCGGTAGCCGCATCGAAGGTGCAGTAAGCATAGCCACCGTACGTTTTGAGCACCATCTTGTCGATGATGTCCCAGGTGCTGCCGTAGTCTTCGCCCACACCGTAGCTGTCCCGGTCTCCATAGTGCACAACAAGATCGCCCAGCGCGGCGGTCACAGTGCCCAGCTCGAAGCGTTTCATTATCATGTTGCCGCACTGCTGGTTGTGGGCATCGATGAGGTGCTGCAAAAACTGCGCCAGCTTTCCCTCATAGTTAAAAGGGGTGATTGCGCTGTCATTGAAGTAAGACAAAGCGCCCTCGCAGTATATGACGCGCCGGTTGTACCAGTCTGCCTCATGGCTCAGGACACGCCCGTGCCAGATCTCTTTATCGTCCTGTTCAACGGTGATGCAGGTGGACATCTTTTGCAGGCTCTCATACTGCTCATGGTCGCGCGTCATGGTAAAAGAAAGGCTGCCGCCCTTGCTGACCTCTCGGGTCAGCTTGGGAGACAGCACAAGGGCATTGCGGTTATTGGGAGCGTAGATCAGGCGCTTGTCGGCGGGGTTGCCAAAGGGATATGCAAAAATTTTGTACAAATTTTAGTTTCCCCTTTCTGCCAGCGTGGCCAGATGGCCCAGCTGTGCATCAATAGAAGGTGCCAGTGCGCCCACCAGCGTGCCGTCGTCCAGCTTGATGACGGTGTTTGCCGTCTGGGGAAGGTACTGCTGCA